GGAGGGCTCGTGGAACGATGGGCGAGTCGATCCAGATATCTGGTGGTGGCGTAACTGGCGAGAGAGCGGCAACCGTGTCTTTGTCTCTCCCCGTGTCGTGCTGGGCCACGGCGAGTACGTCGTAACGTGGCCTGGAAAGAACCTCACTTCCCCAGTGTTCCAGTGGACGACCGAGTTCACGAACACCGGAAAACGTCCTGAATCTGCATGGAGCGTGCCGTAATCATGAAACTGAAGTTCACCCGTCCGTGGCGTGGATATGCCAAGGGCCAGACTGCCGACGTGCCTGGCGGACTGGCACAGCAGCTGCTCGCCCAGAGAGTGGCCGTTGAGGACAACCAGCCGACGCTGATTGAGACTGCAGCCGTCGAGCACGAAGTAGAGACGGCCGACGCAACACCGAAGCGGAGACGACGGAAGTGAGCGAGAGCTACCAGACGCTGCGGGTTGCGACTCCACCGGCCGTTGAGCCCGTGACGCTGGCAGAGGCCAAGGCCCACCTACGGGTAGACACGTCTGACGATGACTCCTACATCGGCACGCTGATCACGACGGCCCGTGAGTGGTGCGAGGCCTACCTGAGCCGTTCGCTCATTCACCGGCAGATGGTGATGACGTTGGAATCGTTCCCGGTGGACGAGGACGAGATTGAACTGCCTATGCCACCGATGGCCACGGCTGGCACTACCACGGCAGTGAGCGTTTCCTACACGCTGCAAAACGGCACCACGGCGACGCTATCCACCGCAAGCTACCGGGTAAGCCGATACAGCACGCCGGGCGAGATCAAAACGATCTACGGCGGGACGTGGCCGGCGAATCAGATTGAGGACGAGAACGCCGTCAGCGTGACGTGGTGGGCCGGGTACGGGGCTGCCGGATCTAGTGTGCCAGCCGCAATCCGCCACGCCATGCTGATGCTGCTGGGAATCCTCTACGAACGCAGGGCTGCCGCCGAATCTGGCTCGCTGTCCGAGGTTCCCTTTGGCGTGAAATCGCTTCTTGATTCGCAACGCTGGGGCACGTACCGATGAGCGTCGAAGGCCGCATCAGCGTTGACGTGCTGTTCCACGACAAGGACGGCACCAACGCCGTCAACGTTGCATCGCTCGCTGCCTCCAAGGGCTACTCTTCAGGCAAGGTGGCGATTGTTAACGGCACCGTTGGCACTGCAACCGTGACTCTGTTTCCGTCTTCTGGCGTTCAATACCGCGACGCCGAAGGAAATCTTGTGTCTTTTGTGTCTGTTCAAGTCGTTGCGTTGTATGGCACGGACGTGATTGCGGAAGCGTTTGGCAATACCGGCGAAGATGACTCGGTTTTTGCTTCGCTCTACAGCAGCGGAGACGTGGTGAGCATGACACAACTGCCGTACGTTTCCGATGAAGTTCGGCTGCGTTCCCCTAACGGAACCTCGTCGTACACCCTTATCTTCTACGGCACATGAGCATCGACGGCCGCATCACTGTTGACGCTCTTTTTTACGACAAGTCTGGCACCGCCAGGCTGAAGGTGCTGTCGTTGGAGTCGTCCAACGGATACACCAGCGGCCAGGTGGTGCGGATCACTGGGACGGCTGGCACCGCCGCCACGACGCTGACTTTCACGAACTACCGTGACGCCTCCGGGGCGATCGTCTCGCTGACGAACACGGCCAAGCTGGCTTACTCATGGTCAGGGCCAACGCCACGAAAACTCAACGAATCCGGAAGCCTTGACTTCCGCCTGATGTCAAAGAGCGACGAAGTGGCTGTCACAAACCTCGACGGCACGCAGCCGATTCTCCAACTGATGACCCACGACACGACGGGCACCTACACCATCATCATCTGGGCCAACGACTGATGGACGCTGGCAAGCTCAGGGAACGGGTGACGGTGCAGCAGGCTACGGATAGCCGTACGAGCCTTGGCGAGGCCGTGCAGACGTGGAGCACGTTCGCCACCCGCTGGGCCAGCGTAGAAGGCATTTCGTCCCGTGAGTTCTTCCTGCAGGGCCAGCAGCAGACCGAGGCCAGCCATCGGGTGCGGATGCGGTATCTGTCTGGCCTGACGCAGCAAATGCGTCTGCAGTGGCGTGGCCGCACGCTTGAGATTGTCAGCCTGCTCGAGCACGGGAACCGCACCGAGCATGAGCTGCTTTGTCAGGAGGCAACCTGATGGCGTTCATTGCTATTAGCCTGGACGCTGCCGACTTGAAGGCAAAGCAGAAGGCACTTGCCAACCTGTTCGGCCCTGACGGCAACAAGGGGCTTTCTCAAGTGCTTGGCGACGCCTTGGAAAAAGCCATCCTCCCGGCTTACCTGCGGCTGCGTGAAGTCACGCCAGTGGGGCCAACTGGCAATCTCCAGCGGGCCGTTGATCAGAAGGTTGTCATGTACCCAAAGAACGGCGGTGCCGTTGGCTTGATTGGCTACCGGCAATCGTCCAAGGAGAAAGGCACTGCTGGCACAGGCAGCGTACGGCTTGGCAAGGAGCGTGGCTTTCATCAGTGGTGGCTGGAGTTTGGAACCAAAGAGCGTGTGGTTGAGGCGGTGTCCAACAAGCCTTTCCAGCGTAAGGCCCACACTCGCCGCATGAAGTCTGGCAAAGTTGCGAACGTCAGTGCCCATCAAGTGCGAGGCCAAGGAGCCATCGTGGCCTCGAGCCTCAAGGCCCGCGGCCCGTTTGAGATCAACCCAGACGGGACCAAGTCACAGCCATACGCCTTTTTCATGAAGGGCAAAAAAGGTGAGGGGGCCATCCGTCTTCCGGCCATGCAGCCTGGTGGACGTGCTGGCCGCCCGCCCGTGCAGACGGCTTTCAACCAGACACGTAACCAAGTCGCCGAGATCCTGAGCCGAGAACTCAGCCTGTCCCTAGATGCGGCCCTGGCCAAGGTGGCCAACAGCAGCACCGGAACGATCACGGGCGTCATCGGAGAATAGCCATGCCTTTGAAGAGCCCCGAGCAGCTGCTCGCCAACGCCTTGATACAGAGTCCCGAGGTGGCCGCCATCGTGGGCCAGCGGGTGTACCCAGTTGTGGCCCCGGCCTCGGCGTCGCTGCCGTTCATCACCTGGCGTCGCACGGGCATCCAGCGAAGCCAGACGCTGTCAGGGCCGATGGGCATGGGGACTGTATTGCTGTCCGTGGACGTGTACGCCGAGACGTACGGCGAGGCCCGAGACATTGCCGACAAGTGCCGCTTGGTTCTGGATGGGTACGGCACGAACGTGGAAAACTACGTGAGCGTTCGCAACGTGTCACTAGACACCGAATCGGACGGCGTGGTGCAACTGGCTGGCGGCGACTTGCCGCCGATCCTGACGGTCAACCAGCAATACTCAATCCTTTGGCAGGAGATTTAAGAGATGGCCTTTGAGACTCCGCATGATGGTTCCGGCACAGTCCTGACGTTTGCTGGCACTACCTACACCGTCACCAATGTGGTTGTCAGTGCCAACGATCCAACGGCGACCGAGGACAAGATTGCCGTTTCGCACCTCGGCCAGACTGCTGGCGAAACTGCCAAGACCCTTGACCTTCCGCTCGCTGGTGCGGCCTCTGGCGACACCGGCCGCAGCGTCACGTTCGACTACATCGGCAAGACGTTCATCGCTGACAAGAGCACCGGAGCGTTCGTGCTCACCATCGGTGGCACGGCCCTCTCTGGCGTGAGCAGCAAGAACGGAACCGTGACCAGTTCGACGCTGACGCTCGCCACGCAGGACGCCATCCGAGGCCAGGCGACGATCAAGCTCGAGCGGTAAGCCTGACGGAGGCCCGTCATGGCTACTTATGCTTCGGGCGTCACGGCTACGTGGAACAGCGTGGACTTTGGCGAAGTCTCAGAGCTTCGCGTGACGCACGGCGGTGCGTTGCCATTGGCTCGCGCCAGTACGTGGACGCTTGACCTAGGCACTATAGAGATGTCGTGCTTTGCAACGGCAAACATCTCAACCGCCAACTACGGTGTCCGCTCGCTTGTCACGATTGCTGGCGGCGGGTTTGCCTACCGTGCCACGGCGGTGCTTGAAAAGTTCACGTTGCAGGGCGTGGTAAACGACGTGGCCCGCTACGGCGTCACGCTCAGAGTCCAAGCCTAGGAGATTCTCATGGCCCTGACAGTGCAAGAACTTGCCGCCCAGATCATGGCTTCGGACGACCTGTCCGTGCTAAAGGTGACGGTAAAGGAGTGGAAGGATTCCGAAGGCAAGCCGCTGGTGCTCGGAATCCGTGTGATGACCGTGGAGGAGCGGGACTCCTACGAAAAGGAGTGGATCGGCAACAAGGAAAAGGGCATCGACAACTTCCGCACGAAGTACCTGGCTCGCTGTCTGTGCCATCCCGAAAGCGGCGAGCGGCTCTTTGATGAGAAGGGCATTGAGCAGCTGGCCAAGAAGAGTTCGGCCGTCGTGTCGAAGCTCTTCGAGAAGGCCATGAAGCACAACAACATGACCGAGAGCGACGTGGAGGAACTCGCAAAAAACTAAAGACCCGGCCGATGCGGAGATTCCTTTTCCGCCTCGCCGGGCACCTAGGCATGACGGTGCGTGAACTGTCACGCCGCATGGATTCGCAGGAATTGTCGGAGTGGGTGGCATTCACCCGCTACTACCACGCCCTGCCTGATCCGTGGCAGCAGACAGGACTACTCACCAGTGCGGTGCTGGCACCGTATAGCGACAAAGGCAAAGCACCAAAGGCAAGCGACTTCGTCCCGATTGAGAAACCACCGCAGACATCAGAGGAGATGGCCAGAGAGTTGGCGAAACTCTCAGCGATCTTTGAAACGTAGCCATGGCCAACATTCTCTCACTCGCAATGAAGGTTTCTGCTGACGCTTCGGGCGTCATCAAGAACCTCACGCCGGCTGAGCGAGCGTTGGAGAACCTTGGCAAGCAGGCTGACAAGACGCTGCAGGAACTTAACTCGTTTGCGTCTGGCACGAGCGGTGCAGCCGAAGCGGCGGCCAATAACTTCAAGGCGCAGTTCGACAGGTTGAATGCGTCTCTTCAGGCTGGGCTTAACGGCGAGGAATACGCTCGGCAGTTTGCCGCACTTCAGGGCCAGGTGCGTGAGACAGCGGCTGCATTCCAAGAGGGCGCGAGAATCACTGAGCAAAACAGGACTGCCGACGAACGCAGAGCCCAAGAACTGCAGCGGCTCAACGAACTCTTGCAACTCGGAGCGGTTGACCAAGAGACGTACAACCGTGCCGCCGCATCGGCTAGCGGTGCCAATGAGGTTGCGGCTCAGGCTGAGCGTGAGCGTGCCACAGCGTTAGCAGCTGCGTCACGAATCATTCAAGCCAACCTGACGCCACAGGAACGATACGACAATCAAATGCAGGAGCTGGCCGCCCACCTTCGAGAAGGACGGCTGACGCAAGAACAGTTCAACCGTGCGGCCGACCGTGCGGCCAACGAGCTCAACGGAGTTGGCACACAGGCCAATAGGACCGACAGTGAACTGACGCAGCTGAATAGGAGCGTCAGCCTGCTATCTCGCATTGAGGTTGGCCGGCTCATCATTGACGGGCTTCAGGCACTGTCCGGCGTGTTTACAAGAGTTTCCAGCCAGGTCACTGCTCTCGTCAGCAACGTCACCGCTGGTGTTGACTCGCTCAACGACTTGTCGTCTCGCACCGGCATTGAAGTTGAGGCACTGCAGAAATATTCAATTGCAGCGAAACTGGCAGGCGTCGATACCGAGGCTTTTGGAAACGCCGTGCAGAAGCTGACTGTGAACATCGGCAAGGCCACGCCTGGTGACGCACTTGATAAGGCACTCAAGGGCATCAACCTGTCGCTGCAGGAACTGCGGGCGTTGTCGCCGGAACAGCAGTTCTCAGAGATCGGTGCCGCCATCTCGGAGCTGCCTACTGCCGCAGATCGTGCCGCTGCGGCGGTGGCCATCTTTGGCGAGCAGGGGGCCGCACTGGCTCCGCTCTTCCGTGAGGGTGCCGCCAGCATTGAGGAGCTGCAGGCCCGTGCCGAGCGGCTGGGCGTCATCATTAGCGAGACACAGGTCAACAACGTCGCCGACATGAACGACGCCTTCGACCTGGTGCGCGCCACTGTTGAAGGCATCATTGGGCAAGTCATCGGCAACCTCGCTCCCGCCGTCACTGCCGTCACCGACCAGTTTCTGAAGTTTGTGGAAGAGTGGAGCGGGGCTCAGGGGGAAGGCGGCACAGGCATTGCCAACGCAATCACTGACGTTCTGCTGCAAGGTGCTGAGTACTTTGCTGGCGTCTTTGATTCATTCATGCAGAACTTTGGAGACATCACCTCGGCACTCGCCGAGGTTGGCCAAGTCTTTGACGTTGGCGGCCGGTTGCTCGTGAGCGGCATGGAAGCGTTTCGGGCCGTTTTCAATTCCATTCAGATTGGCATTGATGCTCTGCTGATTGGATTTGGCAAGGTCATTGAGGCACTTGGCAGCTACGTCAGCAACGACCTCGAGCAGTTCGGTGCTGGGCTCGCCGCTGCATCCGAGGAGTCTGCACGAAGGAACGCTGCTGAGATGGAGGCCGCTGCAGCCAATGCAGCCAACACGTTCAACAGCATCTTCACCGGAGGCGGTGACGCCGAAGCGGCTGGCCAAGGTGCCGGCCAGCAGTTTATCCGTGGGCTGCGGTCGGAGATTGAGAACGCACGACTTCCAGAGGTGCAGGTGCAGGCCGACCTGGCTGCTGCCACTGCGGACCTTGACCAGTTCCTATCTACCGCCGAAGGCGGCACGTCCGCATTCCTTGAGCAGTCGCAGGCCACGCTGGCTACGTTCTCGCAGATGGCCGCCGAAGGCCAGTTGACGGCTGACCAGATTGAGATC